AGACCCTTTACGAAAGTGTTAACTACCTTCTGAGACAGACTTTGGGACATCTTTTAACGCTTTCCGTTCTTCTCGTTCTTTGGCGAAGTTCTCACGACGCGCACCGATAGTCTCTTTCATGTTTCGAACATAGTGCTCGACAGCTTCCTTAGCCTTGGGGATAGAAGAGTAGCTCCCCTTTAGCTCCATGGGCATTACCCCTTTGTCGGTCACAATCTCGAAGAAGATAAATCCGCTACGGTCTTTCTGGATCGTCAGGGTCGTAAGCATCTTTTCAGGGCAACGACAAATACAGATTTGCTTCTCAGGGTATTCTTCAAACTCTACCAATTCAATTCCTGCCGTAGTGGTTGCGTACGTTAGGGCGTTTAGTGCGATACATGTCATTCTGAACGTAAGATTTCAAACGACGAGCAGCTTGCTCCACCTTAGGGTCCGACCCAGACTTGAAGAGGGAGAAGCAAGTAGACTTAGCCTCAGCCAGAAGGTAAGGCAGCATGGTGTCGTCAAGATCAGGGGTGAAGCTATCAGCGATGGTAAACGTAGGATAAACCGTACCGTAGGCCCGAGTCTTAGACGCCTGCAGGATGCTCTCTACAGAAGAGTCGTAGGCATTCATCACGATGTGCAGGTCATCAAACGAGGTGTAGTACGTAGGCATCCTGTCTTTGAAGATAACCAACGAAGTGGACGCTGTAGCATCTGGGACGACAAGAGTGCTGTCGGGGTTATTATACGGCATCCGCTTGAGGAAGTCCAGAGGCTCAACGAAGTGAATCTCTTGGTAGTTAACGCCACCCTCTGTGTCGATGTTGTACGACAAGTCCACGATGTCACGGGTATTCGTAGGGTACTGGAAATGGGTAGGACGTACGGACGACGACAAAGAAGTGAGTTTGAGAAGCTGCTGATGTTCAGGGATGTTACGTGCAGCAATGATGTTGTAGTACACGTCCTCAATGACTGAGGCAATCTGCTGAGCTTCTACGGTGTCGCTGATGGAGTTTACAGCTTCAGAGTCCATATCCGAAAGGATCGAACTCACCATCTCCAAGAGTGTCTTCTTCATTACGCTGCAATCCCAAAGATACGGAGGTAGCCAGAAGCGAAGTTAATGGTAGCCGAAGAGTTAGCCTTGATAAAAATCTCAATGTAGTCATTGGTTGCTAGGGTGGTGTCGAAGCTAAAGGAGATCGTATGCCACGCACCAGAGTCAGCGGTAGAAATAACACGGCTACCGACAAGCTCAGTACCGTTCTTATAAAGAACCATCTCCACCTGACGTGCAGTACCCGAGGCTTGCTGAATAGAGAAGGCTGCGTCAATAGAACCATTAATCGTCTCAGTGCCATCGTAGCGTACACGAGCGTTAGGGGACGACAACCCTGTAAAGCCGTTATTGACTGATACACTAAACGTAGGGTTCAGAACGGTGTCGGAGGTCGTAACGGAGTGAGCGTACGGGCTACTAGTGGAGAACGTAAGGTACCCACCGAAGATACGACTATTCTCCACCCAATCCCCACTACCAGCACCATCAGCTACGTAGATTTGACCTGCCAGAGCAGTAGAGACACCCTTAGGTTCGTGGAGGTAAGGGTCAGTCAGAGTGTTGTGGTTTACGTTAGCCATACGGAGAGTCCTTAAGCTGTATCATCTTACAGACGAGTCAGTCTGACGTTAGAAGCTATAGAGATATACAGTATATATCCTCGGGTAAGCACTTAAGCTTATTATACACTGTTTTGAGAATCTGTCAAGTACAATCGTAACAGACCGTCAAAGTAGTGTGGGGTGTCACATTTAAGCAACACCCCTAGGGTCAAGCTTACTCGACCTTGATGTACTCAACGATCAACACAGCCGAGCCAGCGGTGAACGCAGCCGTACCGTACAGAGCGCCAATGTAGACCGGGGCCGAACCCACGGTAACGACACCAGAGACCTGAGCACCGTCACACTGCACCACGTCACCGTCTGCGTCGATAGCAGTCAGAGCGATAGCAGCATCAATGCCGTCAGCATCCACAGCGGTACCAGCAGCGTTGTAAGTACCAATGGTCAACGTAGCCGAGCCACCCGAGGTAGCAGCGTCAGTGATAACCAGATCGGCATTCACGATGATAGCACCAGCCGGGATCATAGCTTCCAGCGGGTCGATGTTCGAGGAACCAAACGACGAACCAAGAGCAGCCAGCGACAGCTTCTTGGTGATGACCTGACGAGCACCACGAGCGGTGACGCCTTCGTCGTTAACAGCACCCTGAGCACCATCGGTCAGGACAAAGAGACCGTCAGCGTTAGTGTAAGACATGTTATATCCCTCCTAATTACACGTTGGTTTTCGTGATAACACGAACCATGTTCTCGGGACGGTACAGCTTAACACCGTAACGAGCAGTCGTAACATACTCATGACGCTGGAAGTCTTTGTTGTACTCGTAGTCCACTTCCGGCATCTGACGCCATGCACCGACAAAAGCCTGAGCAGCGGGAGCAGCCGAGAAGAACAGGTTAACCTTACCGTTGTTGGTACCGAAGTCAACGTTACCGGGCGAAGCAGCTTTGTTGGTCAGAGCCGAATCGGTTGCGGTAGCAAGGTAGTTCGAGGTATACACGTCGAAGCCGTACACGTTCTTCACGAAGCGCATACCAGTAGCGATGCCATCAGCGACAACGCCTTCCCAACGCGGGTTATCCGAGACCGACACAAGGTTGGTCAGGGTGTTGATCGTGTATTCGACCGACGGGTCAACGACAGCGATCAGGTTGGTGTCGGGAACGTTAGCCTTCTTGAGAGCGTAACGAGCACGAGCAAAGTCAGCAACTGCGATCACAGCGCCAGTACCCGAACCAGCCCAACGGTGGCCAACGCCATCAATTGCAGCTTCCGAGTTAGCCGACACACCAGCTTCAGGCGCAGCAAACGTGGTGGCTTCGAAGTGAGCCATGATGGCCCGCTCTTGTTCCGGCACGAAGCGCGACATCAGTTCAGCCGAGTAGAACGAATCTTGCTCTGCTTTCTTGGTGATGTAGGTAGCCGACGACAGGTACTTGTCAACGGTGAAGGTGAACTCACCAGTGTCCATCGGACGGTAAACAACGGCAGTATCTTCTGCGTAGTTGTCGACCTGAGCTTGGCCAATCGACGGGATCGTGAACTGGTCACCGTCAGGGAAACCTTCAAGCATACGCACGTAGCGTTGTGCCATCATTTCGTCGCGCAGAATTTCCTTAAGCTCCGAAGACCATACTTCCGAGCGAGTAAGGAGACTCATGTTGGCAGTAGTCATAGCCATTTTAGTCTTCTCCTAGTTTATGGTTTCCACTTATTCCCAAGACGAGCAGCATCATCCATCATCTGTCGTTGAACCTTGGGAGTATAGTAGAGGGATTTACTTTCCCGACGAAGCTTCTGGTAGTAATCGAAGTTCCGCTCCGTCGAAGCTTGCATGTTGACCCCTTCCGTGCGAACCGTCCCCGACACAATAGGTTGGAAGGATTTCTTCGGTTCACCAATCAGGTTAAAGAAGGCGTTAGGGGACTCAGACGCTAGTTCCTGTAGACGCTGAACAGTCAAGCCAAGTTCTTGGGCTTTCTTCTGGACAACGGCAGGGGCCTCAGTGCCGTAGGTCTTCTCAAGTTCCTGATCGACAAGAGCGAGGTTCTGCTTTACAGTATTATCTCGGTCTCGTGCAGTCAGAGTTTTCTCAACAAGGCTCTTTAGGATATCCTCACTCACTTGCGGCGGGGTATTGCCATCAGTATTAGTGCCACCGTTATTATTGTTGTTAGCCGCTGCAGGTTTCACGTTGGTGGGCGACATGGCCTTGGTCTGCAGTTCTTCGAGTAGAGTCTTGGCGTAGTCCTGTTTCTGGAGGTCTTCACGCATCTGCGTAAGTTGATCCTCTAGATTTTTAATGTAGCCATCAGCTTCAAGTTTGCCTTTGGCTAGCACTTCAGGGTCTTTCCAGTTCTCTCCCTTAGTGGCGACGAGCTTTGCCAGATATGACTCCTGTTGTTCAGTTGTCGTCTGTGATGCTTGGCTCTCTTGACTCTGCCCAGATGGTTGCTGAGCTTGGTCGAACACGTTTGTCAAATTGTTAGTCCTTGTGGTTAAGGTCGATTAAGTTGAGTAGATCGTCGAGAACAGCGTTATATTCATTCACGGCGATCTGTTTGTATTCCCAACCGGGGGAATAATCCCGAACAGCTTCCTTACGGACATAGTGCTGCTCTAGAATTTCACGTAGGTCGTCGAAGGCATTACGGTACGACAACACTTCTTGTTTGCGTTGGTTCCGATCAGAGTCCTTGACGCCTCTAAGCCATACAGCCTGCATTAAGCACCTAGTTCTTGAGCAAGCATAAGTTGCTCTTGGTTCTGCATTTCAGCTTCCTGAACGGCCTGTTGAGTCTCAAGCTGTTCCATAACGCTAATGTTCTCGCCGTAGAGTTTAGGCTCACCAAGTTCTTCCGACATGATACGAGCAAACTCTTTACCCGAGAGGTGAACGGAGACACTTGGGTCGGCAAGCTTAAGCTGGTAAAGCTGCGTAAGGTTCTGTACCCGACGAGCACGTTCAGCAAAGTGACGAGCACCGATAGCACTGATCTTACCGCTACCAATGATGTCGGTCTTGGTGATGTTACGGAAGAACGTATTCCCCGTGGTAGGATCAACCATCGACAAAGATTCAGTAGACGACAGATTACGACGACCACATTCCAACATAGCGTTCAGGATAGGCTCAAGGAACGTACGCTCAAAGTGGGCAGTCTTATGTTCAAAGATACGCGAGGCTGAGTTCTGCAGGCTCTGGACTTCAAAAGCAGTCTTCTCACCGGGCGTACGGATACCCATAGCCTGACGAGGAGCACCAGCCATCTCCTCCATCTTGTTCTCAAGGAGTTGGATTTGGAGGTCAGCTTGAAGGGCAGTACCATCAGGCTGCAGGTAGCCTACGTCGCCTTCTTCACCAAGGTAAATACGAGCACCCGGTGCAAAGTCAAAGTCCTCTACGTCCCCACGAATCTTCATCACAGGGTAGGCAATCTGGTCGAATACGTCAGCCTTAAGGTTCTCAAGGTGGTCGATACGATACTGCATACCGACGAGGTTATCCAACGGACCCATAGCGTACAGGTTATCAGGACGAGGACGCCAGCCAGCCATAAAGATAGGCGCATGGCCCAGCCACGAGGGGTTCTCTTCATTGTCCAGAACGTAAGCACGGTCGACAACAGTGATAATACGATCCGAGTGGAGTTTGTTGTCGTTATAGTCGAAGATGTCCCCGTAGAACGTAAGAATCTCAACGTAGTCCGACTCATAGTACTGTTGGATCGACGTAAAGCCATCAGCAATAAAACCGTCAGCTTTGTTATACGCAGAGTCAGCCGAACGGATAGAGGCCCGTGCGTACATCATCTTGTCGATAATACCCTGCCAATGAGCCTTAGACGGGTCTTTGTCGATCATCCGTTTGATCTCACCGAGGGTAAGAATGTTCTTGATGATCTTAGGCGTCTTGTAGAAGTCAGATGCAGTAGGGTTAAATACGATGTCGTAAGGAGAAATACGGACCAGACGAGGGCCTTCGTAAGAAACGGCGACAGAACCATCCTGCTTAATGTTGGAGGTGTTCTCGTAGACCACAGTAGCAAAGCAGTTGCCGTACTGAATCCAATCGTAAAGGAGATTAGAAGCGGTGTTCACAAAGTCAGACTGACGGACCTTATTGTCCATGTACGCCTGAATGGACTCAATCTTGTCCTTCTTGTTGCTCTTGCTGTCAGAAGGTTCGAAACGCATCCACTTCTGCTGAGGGAACAGAGTAGCAAAGTAGTTCGCATGGAGGTTGTCCATGATCTGCGTCAGCTTAGGGGTCGTCGTAGAGTTCGACCACGGAAGGGCAGCATTCTTCGTCGTACGAGTGTCCGTAGCGTAGAGGTAGTTACGGAGTTCTTTCTTTTCGACAAGCCACTTGTCACGCAGAGTATTCCACTCGACCCAACGATTAGCGATCTCGACAGCGAGAGTATCGGGGTTAAGCAGGTGCTCAAGTTCGATGGTAGTTCCGGCCATTATGCACTGCCTCTAAATCGTGAGTTAGCCCAGACGATATTGTTACTCTTGCTGCGCTGAACGTTCTTCATAGGTTTCACAGCCATGTCGACAGCAGAAGCTAGGGCGTCCTTAACGTCGTCGTGGGCTGGGTTACGGCTAGACAGTTCTTCCTCAAGGATTTGAGTATTACCGCCTCTGTAGTGCCAGATCGAAAGGTTGTCGTAACGAGGCTCAAGGACGGCTGCGATACGCTCTTCCTTACTGCCTTTATTCGGTCGGTACTCTTCGATGGAGATCGACAAACCATGTTGCTTGATGAGTTCTTTAAGCTGCTTCACAATAGCTACCTGAGCCACCGTGACTTCTGCCCTCATCTTCCTGAACGACCACTTATTACTAAGCTGTAGAATATGGTCGAAGTAGTCACTGATGCGATCCGTACGGAAGCGATCAATCTCTAAGACGTAGACGTTATTCTCACCATCGACACCGACGACAACCATAGCAGTGTAGTCAGCTTTCTTGCTAAGGCTAAACGCAAAGTCTACTGCACAGTAAACGTTCAGGCGGTGCGTCTTGTAGAACCAGTAACCATTATCAAGGTGGAGATGCTTACGGTCGTAGTACTGGAACTTGTCTGAGCCTACGGGTATGTTATCTGGGTCCGTAGGGTCGTTGTAGTACTGCGCCCTGAACTGTCCTTTGTCGAGGTACTGCCCACGCTTCTTAGCTAGAATCTGTTGGTCGAAACCAAACCACTTACCGTCTTTACGTTGCTGACGAGGCCACAGGAACTCACCCGTACCGTCGCCCCTATCTTCTACTGCACGTTCAAAGATTTCGTAGATGTTCTCTTCGCCAATCTTACCACCATCTTTGTCGTACTGATCCTCAATCATCTGCATCAAGTCGTTATACAGATCAATCGGATGGTAGCGAGTGCCTACAACCCACTCACGAGCCTCAGCACCTTCGATGGACGACAACAAAGAATACTGGCTTCTTACTTTGTCACGGCCTTCGTTAGTGTACGCATTTTCATAGACAACAACGTCATCAAGTACTGCAATGTCGCAGTGCATACCAGTAAGGGAAGTAGTGAGGCCACCAGTGAAGATGCTAGGGTCACGTACGTTTTCTTTCTTACGCTGAGGATGGTCTAACGCAATCTCCGAGGTGGTCCAACGAGTACGCTTACCTTCTTCAGGATGGACGTGCTCAGGCCAGTAACGACGATATACCTCAGAGGTAAAGATACCTTTCATAAAGCCTAGCTGCTTCTCCGCAAGGTTAGCCGTAGCAGAGATGTAGAGTACACGCAGCGTAGGATTCTTCGTAAGTTCCCACACAACCCGGTAAGCTACCATACGAGACTTCTGATGGTCACGAGGGAACAGAACGAGTTGGTGAGTCTTGCTGTCTTGACGTGTCCACCAGCCGAGCAACTCAGAGTGACATTGACCAAGGACTTGCTCAGGAGCGACAAGCTTGATGAAGGTCTCTAAGTCAGCCTCGGCAGCTAGACGGATTGTGTCGTTGACTGATAAAGAACTCATGTGACAATAATACCACAGTTGATTTGGTTTGTCAAGGGGTACGTTTTGCCCTTACAGCATTACGCTTTGAGCCAACCGTAAATCTTCTCGGTCTCTGCTTTGCGGTGATCCAAGCCAATGTATCCACCATTCACTCGCTTCGTGATTTGCTTGATGATGTCGTCACTTACGCCTTTATCTGCGATAGCGAACAAACCATTCTTCTCGAAGAACCACAGGGCAGTTTCCATTGCGTAGTCAGTCTCAACCAGCGAAGGGTTCTCCATAACTTCAGGCAAACGCATATCAGAGGCAAATGAGCGGTAGTTGTCCTTGCCTGTCAACTGCAAGAAACCACGGCCAATCCAGATGTGGCCCTCGCCTTCTCCGTTGCCCATGCGACCAGAGTAAACCTTGTCAGCCAGAGCCTTGGGGTTACGGGCGTAGGGTGCAGCCTCAGCCACACTCTTGAACCGAGAGGGCCAGACCTTGCACATAGTCTCAGCGGAATAATTGAGATTTTCACGGGTGATTTTTAGGCCCCCGCTCTCATGGCTTGCTTGCCCGAGCAGGTGAGCACCACGTTCAGCAGAGAGCTTAAAATGCTTAGCAATAGCTCGTGCCGTGTTAGGCCCAAAGGAGCCATCAGCGACGACACCACACTTCTGTTGCAGCTTCTTCATAGCATCAGACATTACGTTTACAGGCTCTCTATTTGTCGTTACATTCTTGTGCAGGCGGCTCATCGTCTCCACCCTTGTTGCGGTTGTTCCCAGCGGCTAGAACGCCACCCAGCGCACCCACTAGGAACGACGTAATAGGGGTCAGAATTGAGAACAGTGCTCTGTCGTTTTCACTCGACTCTCCCAAAGGCTGAGTTACGAACACCAAAGAGTAGAGGATGATAAAGATACTGATGCCAAGGATTAGGGTCAGGGATACCCCTACGAAGTAACGTAGCTTGGCCTCTAGGTATTCAGGGTCAGTCTTTTTCATTCTGATGTTCCTGTTAGGTCAGTGGCGCACATTCGAGTACGAAGGCAAATAGGAGGTTGGCATTCAGGGGTGTCGAAATGGGAGGGCGACTGACATTCATAACGGTAGAAGCCATCACCGCTAAAGTAAAAAAGTACACCAATGGCAATGACAGACGCAGGCCATATCCAATGCTCTAGTACCATCTTACCACCTCTCCAGATAACGACCCCAGAAGTACAGACCAAAGCCAGCAATAACGCTTGTTGCTAAGATAATACCTGTCCAGAGTGCAGCCTCTAGGATACCTTCGATTAACTCTTTACGACGATAGACCTGCTCACGCTGTTGCTCTCGCACCCGGCGCTCAATAGCCTGAAACTCCAGCCAAGCATCGTTGCCGTAAGTGTAACTAATAAGCTGACGCAACTCTTTGCGTTGCTGTTCGCACTGCTTCTGAGCAGCAAAGATGTCGATGGCGCTCTTCTGAGTGTCCTTACCGAACAACGTCTTAAACACACCCGGTGGTTCATTAGCTTTCTCAGCAGCGTAAGCAATATCAGAGACAGCTTTACCCCACTCCGAGAGTTGAGATGCCATGTCTTGGATTTCACGACCAGCAGCAATGCCCTGCTTAAGCATTGAGAAGGCTTTGCTTCCAACGCTGATTGCCATGCCAATGCTAACTGGATCAAACATTTACAAGCTCCAGAGCATCTCAGGTGTCATGCTGCGTCAGCCTCTTGGATCACAAGGGTGCCAGCTTCGACCTGACGCATGATCTCGTCGAAATGACGGTTGCCCGGTGCCAAGGGGACGGACCACTCGGTGCCGTCGATGGTGGCCTTGATGCCGATGCGTTCGCCTAGGTGGTTTATATATTGGGCTGAGGTGATGTTCATGGCTTACAACTCCGCGTCCAAGGACATGTCTCCAGTAAGATACACGTTGGTAGCCCGATCATCTACCACCCCCGTAAAGCCTGTCTTCACAAAAGACGCTTGAGAAGATATGCCGCTGCTGCTGTATGCAACAAGGGTGTTTGTCCCGCCAGATGAGGAACCAAAAGAGGATGGGCCAAAGAAGATCATGTTTGCATTGGTCGCAGAAGGATTAAAGCGCATTGGCACGGTCAATGGGACACCGTAGATTACTCCGGCGGTTCCTGATGCACGGCCAGCAAACACTGCTCCACTGCTTACAAACACCTGATAATACCGCTGGCATCTCGCCAACTCCGGCCCCAGTTCAGGCTGGCGATAGAGGTCCACGGCAGAGGTCGTGTGGGTGCCTTGCTTGATGTGGATGCCCCACAGGTCAACGCCGATGGTTTGCAGGCCGAGGGAGTTGGTGCGGGCGTTCCAATCAGACCCGGCGCTGGTCCAGAAGTTCAAGAGCAAATAGTCGTTGTTGTTGCTTCCAAGCGTCTTGCCGCTGATTGACGGCACAGAAAATGTGACAGCAAACGGTACAAATGACCCCGTGAGCGTGACTGTTTGACCCGTTACCTCCACATCTGCGGAAGGAGAGCCGCCAGTGCCGAAGTCTTGCACGAGTTCAACTGCCATGTTGCCAGAGCCGCTTGAACGTCTTGCCCACCCAAGGATCGTGATGGTCTGGCCCGCGTAAGAACGGACACTCTCAACACGCTGCTGCGTGATCGCGTACTGCCCAGACGTGGATTGGCCGCTTACAGTTTGCCGCAAGAAGTAGGTCGGGCTGTTGCTGCCCAGAGTATCACCAAGCGTAAAAGCCTGACGGGACATGGTAACGGTGCCGCCACCTGTTGCATTGATCCACCGATCCGCCAGATAGCCTTGAGCCGTGCTACTCGTCCCCCGCTGCCAGAAGTCGAAGGCCCCGTTGATGATGCGGTTCTCAGGGTCAAGAACACCGGGGCGCAGAGGCACAGTGTTGATCGTAGCCGTGGTGCCGCCAGATGCGTCAAGGATCG